TCGCCATAGGTTACCTCATTTTTCTTACGCTTGTCTGCAAATTCTTTAACACTTCTACCACTGGCAAACCTTGTCAAGTAGTAGTCCTCGTCTTTAGTTTTGTGCCGATACAAAGATGTAACAAGCTTGTCAAGTTTTTCTTCACTCACTCGTTCTTTACCTGCTAAAATTTCATTAAGATACTGTGTCATTATATACCTCTAGTCTTGTATAGTTCCATTAATTTATCCCACTTATGGAACTCTTGAGTTTCAGCGTCCCAAAAGTTTCCAAGCTGTGCTTGTTTATTTTTGTACCTTGGTGGTATATGGGCATTAAGTCTTTTAGTTTCTATTAGATATACATATGTTAATGCTGAACCTACTAAAAAAAATACACCTAATACTAATAGTATTGCTTCCATTTATTCTCCTTTAATTTTATTAGAGTGTAACATTATTCTTCTAGGTTGTCAAGCCTAGATTCTAATTCATCTACTCTACTTGTTAAATCATCTACTATATTTTCAAGACCATGATTATCATTTTCTACTTGAGAAATATCAGCTGATTGTCTGTCAAGTGTATACTCTAAGTCATCTAGTTTATCATTTAAATCTGTGATAATATCATCAAACTTATCCTCAAGTTTTTCTAGTGCTGTTAGTTGTGTGTGATTTTGTGTATACATTATTCCACCTTACTTATTAAACCATCT